TCATTGCACTATTGAGTGCAATCTTTTCGTCGATCTCTTTATTGAGTTGCTCTTCGAGCTCATCAATCTTGGCTTCCATTTCACCAAAGTGATCGGCTTTATCTTCTGGAATCTCGATATGATTTTCAACAAACATTTGCTGAAGTCCAGTCAAGAAATTCTCTGCCATCTCTACTTTCAAAGCAGACTCGATAGCAATTTCATTCTCTTCCATCCATGTATCAGCAACATAGTTGAGATAATCGTCGATTTTCTTTTCGTATTCTTCTTCGAGTTGTTCTGTAGCTTCTGCTAATTGTCTATCAAACTCTTCCTTTAGAGCTTCTTCAACAATAGTAGCTTTTACATTTAGTGCAGCTTCAAAAATTGTAGCCGCTTTATCAAAAAAATCTTCTGTGAGAGATTCTTGATCGCCGAACAATGATTCGAGATCTTCTTTAACTTTAATATTAGCCATTGTGTGCAGCTTTACTTTTCCACCAGGATTTTCTTTAGCCTTAATGGAAGATTTATTACCTGCATCACTCGTGATACCTTTATAGACCTTACCGGCCTGGCCAGGTGTCATTCCTGCCATCGCATCGACAACCTGGGCAATAACCCCAGTCTTACCGAGCTTCTGCATTGGCATAGCATTAGTTTTATCAGCCTTGCGACGAGACGAGCCAGTTTCAATAGGATCGGGCACACTAGACGCCTCACCGGATGCCTGGAACTCAACAAGTTCTTCTTCTGTTTCCTCGTCGTCAGTGGCTTCAAGAAGATCGTCTTCATCTTCTACTTCGGCTTCATGAAGATCTTCATCTTCAATCTGCTCTAGTTCTTCTTTTGCCATCATTGACTCCTTTGAATTAATCAACTTAATTTATTTATAATAATTGGACTTTTACAAAGATTTTAAGAATTTATCGAAAAGTTTTAAAGCATTTTCCTGTAATTTCTTTACATCTTTGTCACCTAGCTCCTTGGTCTGCTCAATAACTTGTTGAGTAAAATGACCAGTAGCGGCATCATAAACCCAATCAACACCCTCCATCACTCCATTAACAAAGGCTTGAGGTGCAGAAGGATCTGCAACAATATCTGCTGCAGTCGAAAGCATAAAGTCGTCTTGTACTACTTGACAATCTGCTTTCTGCCTTAGAGTTCCCATACCTCGACTCGAAACACCTAGTTGTGCTCCTTCATCGATTAAGTTTTTAACAATATTACCGTACGGGGTATCTAATACTTTTGCTTTACCAATCCAGTTATTACCTTCTTGGTGCAATCCTTTAATCATATGGGAGACTCTTTCAAGATTAATTGTCGGTCCATTAGGATGACCGAGCTCACCATATGCTCTATTCTTTGAGATGTATTCGTTATTGTAACGTGCAACTTCTTTTGCCATAGTTGCAGCTGGATACATACGACCATTTCGATTCTTTAATTCACTCTGTAAGAATACACCTTCTATGAAGTGACTCTTTTGTTTTGTTTCTTCGTCGATCTGGACTCTTACGTCAACATGCTCGACAAGTTCAGTTACGAGTTTCATTAGCCTGTCCAACCTCCATCTCTTTTCTTGAATTCGATAATGAGGAAGCCGGAAGTACCTCTTGTAACAGCTTCTACATCAGCAGATGTTGCTGTAGTATTTGTTGCGTTTCCTTCAATTAATCCAGCTGTACCATCATAATGTCCAGAACCAGCTAATCTAATAGCATGTGTATCTGAAGACGATCCTTTGAACTCAATTTCAACATCACCAGTATTACCTGCTGCTGTGCCTTGAGTCAGTCCCCACCAGATTTTTCTGATGTCAACTTTAGCACCATTAGCAAATGAACCAAGTCCAGATCCATCTAAAATAAGATTGGTAGCAGAATCGTTGTCAATATCAACAACAATTGTACATGTAGACTTTGTATCTCTTAGAGTTCTAGTTGCAAACGCCATTACTGAACACTCCTCACCCAATCAATTAATGTTGAATGGGTTTGTCTATTTTCAGTAAACAAAGCTTCAAATTGATCTTGATGATCTGGCTCTAAATCTTCAAACACTTCTTCGATTGCAAGCATTGTTTCTTCATCAATTTCAATTTCAGATCCATCGTCGAGTTCAAGAATGTTGATGATCTCTTCATCTTCATCTATCTCTTCTTCAACTTCTTCTTTAGCCATTTTGGTTGCTGTTGCATACATTACAGACTTCGCATCTTTACCATATCTTTCTACGAAGTCAGCTTTGTTCTTTTTCATACCTTTGACAATATCTTCACGCTTCTCTTGATCTACATCTTCATATGCTGCTTCTGCAGACTCTTGATCATTGTCAGCTAATCTTTTCTTTCTAGTTTGCTTTGCACCAGAGAAGATGTCGTCATTGCTACCGCTCTTTTGTGTTACTGGATAATCAGTCTTTTGAACAACGTGCTTGTCCTTAAAGGCTTTTTCTCCAGGAGCTGCAGGATTGATATACGTATCCATCTTACCTTGGCCTTGACCAGGAGTGGGGACGATCTCAATCTTAGTCCTCTCTGTCAGTTCCTTCAGTCTCTTCGGCATCTGAATGCTCCTCGTCTTCGTGTTCTGTTTCAGCTTCGTCGCCTTGTTCTTCTGGACCCAATTCCATTGCTGGTTCGTCCGTTGGATCCTGTCCACCTAATTTAGCAGCTACTGCTTGACGTATTTGATCAACTCGATCATTAACCTTATCAACCATCACGCCAGAAAAATAATCAGCAAACTTACCTGGTTCGCCATTAACGGCAGTATCTACCATATCTTTTATTGTATATTCCTCGGGCTCAGCCATAGTTTATCTCCATTTATTTATATTTATCAATCGTTTGGGGGACCTTTTGTCCCATCAATATTGTTGCTTCCATCCGCCGGATCAGCTAATGCAGCGTCCATTTCTGTTTGAGCATCAGCTTCAACCTTCATTTCATCTGCCATCCGATTAATTTCATCATCAGCCATTTTAAGTACGTTACGTGCCACCCAATCTTGCGAGAAATATTTACCTGTATAATTATCAATATTATTTAATGTATTGATACGCTCATTAAGTATTTCATTCTCTTTAAGCTCTGTAAAGTAGTTATCTGTTTTGAAATCATATGTTATATTTCTTGCAATAGATTTATACTCTTCGAGCGTGAGGTGTCCTTTAAGGACCATTTGCGTTTGTAATGCTGCTTCAAACAACATTGAAAATCGCATACGTAACCTTTGAATAAACTTTTGAAACTTGACTTCGTCTCTATTAATTTCCGTTGCACGTCCTAACGTCATGCCTGTTTCAGGCTCTAATCTAGATACTGGGACATTCAAAGACTTGTACATTTTCTTTTGGAAATATAAAACGTCATCCATCTCCCCAAGATTTTGACCGCCCGGCAGTGTTGTGATTTCTGTACCACGACCACCTTCTCGTCTTGGCAACCAAAAGTCCTCAAGCATCGTCATAAATTTACGATCGTCTCTGATTTCACCAGTAGCAGCATCGTAGATTAGACGGTTCTTATGTTTGACCATCATATCTCTGAGGTATTGCTCTGCTTTCATCTTGGGCAAATTACCAACATCGATATAGAAGATCCGCCTTTCTGGTGCTCTTGCTATCCGGTAGATGACCGTTGCGTCTTCTAGTATACGTAGTTGGTTAAGAGGCTTAATTGCTTTGTGAAGATGAGACAGAACAAGTCTATTGTCTTCACTCATTACTCCTGACGTACAATGAAGTACTGAGTCCTTCGCTATTTTGACTCCTTGATCTTGGCCAGCAGCTGTAGGACTGCCTCCGGGATATCCTACAAATCCTTTATCGTTATAAAGAAAGAATTCTTGTGTTGTACGAGATACGGTTACTTGTGTACCAGGTAACCTTTCTTTTTTACTCTCTCTTACCTTTTTAATTTTTCTAGGATCAATGTATCTAATTTCTAGAATTCCATCATCAACATTTTTTGGATCAATAATAATGTGATAGAATAATCTTCCATCAATATACCAATGTCTCAAAATTTCATATGCTTTATTATTGAACTCAAGAAGTTCAAGAATGTTTTCAAATTCTTGTTGGATAGCTTTCTTGGTTGCCGCTGATGCACCTTTAACTTTATCAAGATTAATTTCAACTAGTCTTTGGTGCTCATCGTAAACAACTAACTCGTGTATAATATCATCAATTGCCATATCACATTCAGGTTGCATAGACATACGGCGGTAACGGGTAACCATCTCCGCTTCTGTTCTTGTTGCACCTTCGAGATCGACATATGTGCCATACATGCCTCCAGTAGAGACATTATGTGCACCATCGTCAAGCTGTACGGGAGCAAAAGAAGCCGTTACTGGTTCCTTTTGCGCCCGTCTTAGCTCAAATCCAAATAGAGTAGCCATATATTCACCTGCTCATTAACAAAAATATTTTAATTACCACCAGCGTTTCCGGTAGTTCCTCCATCAACTTCCCACCAATCATACTGGAAAGTAACTGTAAATGTTTCAATTGTGTCAGTTGTATTCCAATCTAACTCAATTGTACTAACTTCAATTGGCCACATGCCATTAAATGTATACTGGCGAAGTGGTAATCCGGTCTTACTGTATTGTGTCACGTTAGCATTTTCTTTATATAATGAAGGTGCCGCCGAGCCAATTTTACGGAGGTTACCAAGATGAGAATTGATATTGTTCATCCATGCTTCCATAGCATTTCTAATCAAAAAGTCCTCATCGTTGATAATTGTTACCGTCCACTCAGCAAACGTCCTATCACCTGCAATCTTTATCTTCCTTCCAAAGTATGGAACTTCAATTGTTCCAATTGTGGAAGCAGGAATCTGTGCTGCTTGTGCCATGAAAGGCATTTTAGCATCACCAGCTGCATCAACTGGATTATTCATAATGATCTGAAATAAAGATGGACGTGCGCCACCTAATGATAAATTAGATCTTATTTCGTTGATATTAAAAGCCATTGAACTCTCCTATTCCTTATATCTATTTAGCTTAGAATTGTCCAATGACTTCAGAGAACTCGACATTCGTTCTGACAGCAACGAAGTTCAACTGAATGAAGTTAATTGACCGAGCTGGTTTGATGTAAATATCACCAATAAACTCGTTTCTATCAATAACCTCTCCTGTATTATTCGTTTCGTCACAAATGACTCTAAAGTCAAAAATACCACGCCGACCTTGAACATCCCGAAGGAAAGGTTCGACCATATTTCTGAACTGAGCTCTCGTAAATTCGTCATTGAATTCAAACAACAAGTACTTAGCAGCACGTGAAATTGCTTTTTCAAGAACAATGAACAATCTACGAACATTGATTCTATCAAAGGCACTCGGTTTTGCTAACAATGTCTTGTCACCAAAGAGAATTGTTCCTTGACCTGGGAATGTAACAATTGGATTAATGCCATTCTTGTATAGCATATCCCGATCAGCTTTATCCGGATTGTATGGATTCTTAATAACATTCTTAATGATACCACGATTGAATCCACCAGGTGAGTACCAAGGCTCTCTTGAGTTGTCTGTTCTTACAATAAGACCAGCAACATCACCATTGTATGGAACATATCTGTAAACATCATTATACTTATCGTATTGATATTTGTACGCTCCATCCAACACACCATACGAAGATGATGTTAAGGCATTCCTGTGATCAACTGTATTAGCAGCTTCCTGATTGAAGTTGTTAATAATGTCTGCCTTTTCTGGCGAGGCAATGACAATACAGTCTTTTCTTGGCTCTGCAATGTTATCAATTAGATAGTTTGTAAGCTGGTGACCATGTGTACCACCTCTTGACTTACCAGTAAGAACAAGAGAGATATCAATCTCTTCTGCGTTCTTAAACAAATTGTAACCATCATTCAATTTACCGATTGCAATGTTTGTATCACCCCAATCTTCTGATCCAACAGTTGTTACATGAACAGTACCAGTGTTAACAATACCGCCATCACGACCACACTTAAATGATCTTGTGAATGGAACAGTGTTTGTAACAACTGTATTTGTCATGTTGATGGCTGTGTTAGTATAAGTTGCCGTGCTGTTTTGTGTTTCACCAGCAGGACGTATAACCTTACCACCATTTAGTAACCAACGACTTTGGTTTTCAACAACATTATAGTAGTAAATTGATTCACCAGATTCGTTTTTAGCATCTGAAGCTCTTGAAAGATTACCAAAGGATTCTAGTATTGATCCCTTCACACCAGTGATTGCACCATCTTCGTCTTGAACAACAAGATGAAGCTCGTCAAAAGCATCTGTACTGTTAGCAACGTTGTTGCACCAATTAGATGTACCAGGAGATTTTTCAAAGTTGTTGTAAAACTCCCATTTACGAGTAAGTGAACTAGACACAAGATTTTGTGAGAAAGCAGTTCCAAGCGTATATTTTGATTCAAAACTAATATTTGCAGTAGCAGAGAACGTAGTGGCACCACCCCCTGCCTCACCACTAGTTGTAGTACTACCAAGAGCAGAAACACGCTTCTCAGTAAATCCAATTGAAGTGTTACCTAAACGAACAATGTCTCCAACTGTAAAGGAAGAAACAACGTTTGCACAAGTATTTTGTGCAAGCAAGTACTCAGCAACTGTCACGTTAGAAGTATCTGTGAAACTTAGTTTAGTATCGGTAGCTGTAATAACCAGTTCTGTATTACCAACAGCAATGTCAGCATCAACAGAAGTGATACCAGTTACGTTATTAGAGATTGTGCTCTCAAATGCACTATTACTATCACAGACTGAAACTTTGAGTGAGTTTCCTAGTGATCCAAAGTATCGAGCTAGGAACGCTGCATCTGCAGGAACAGTAACTTCGTTCTCGTAATGTTCTTCGTTTTTAATCAAAATACTGTGTGATGTATTACCAGAGTTAGCTGTGGCAGATGATGACTGTAGAACAGTTGCATTCCGGCCATTAGCTGACGCTGCACGTACCACAAATAGTTTATTGCCGTACGCTAAAAAGTTTGCGGCGGTGAAAAATGATTCGAAATTGGTACCGTCTGGCTTCCCAAATACATCAGCAAGTTCTTTTTCCGTTGATGTCATCGTTGCTACTTCAGCTGGTCCCCATCTGAAGTTACCACAAAAAGCACCTTCCGTTGTTGAAACGGCTGGCACAATACCAGTTAAGTCAATTTCTGTTACATTTACACCAGGACTGACTTGAAATCCCATGGCTTCTTTCTCCTTCTATAAGGTATTTAAGCATTATGCTTCGTGATATTTATATTTTTGAAGTTTTTACCACGACCCTTCAATTTCATAAGGATGGGCTACTAGAAGTGAATCACCTTTATATTTTTGCATATCATCATGTGGATCAGTAATACCATCATCATAAAAACCAAATGGAAGCATTTCTTCTTCCATTGCTTTTTCATTAGCTGCTAACAAATTCTTTCTAATATCTATATCTGTCATTTCTTTGAAATACTCTTGACCTGTTAGCCAAGAAAACAATACCAATGACATTACTAAGTCATCATGATAACCTTCTTCAGCTGCATAGCTTTGTCCTCTTACAACAAAAGCTGTTAGCTCTTTAAGTATCTCAAAATCATTTAACACCAATCTATCATTTTCAATAATGGTTTTCAAACTCGCACAACCAACACGCTTTAATTGTTTAGTTGTTCTTACACCAAGTTGCTGACCTTTACCACCAAATCCAGCCGTCAATAATTGGCCAGCTCTACCTTTCCACTCTGCAGTCAGTATACCTTCATACTCCAACTCATGGTGAAGAATGTCTGCTACTTGTTGTCCAATGTCATTAATCTCTACCAGAATAATTGAATCATTATAATTACGGGCAGTATTATAGATAATGTTAGGATAAAGCATTGGAGAAATAACATTAGAGCGATACGTGCATACAACTTCATACGGTACAACTGTGCAATCAACCACCGTGAAAGCTGAGTAATCATTTCCTATTCCTCTTGATGTATCTACACTTATTGCATAGATATGATCTGGTTGTTTCTCTTTCCATACCTTTAAGTTCTCGTTATGTTGAATTGGTTCATGAAATACTAAAGCAGCAAGTTTAGAAGGATTGATTAACGTGTTTGAAGAACCAATAAAGTCACATTCAAACTCTTGTCTAAATTGTTCTTCACTTGTGTTCTTGATCGTTTGTTCTTTCCAGACTTCATCTCTACCTGGAACTGCTGACCAATGAACTTCAATTGGAATGTATTCATTCCTACTTTCAACTGCATCAACCCATAACTTGTAAAACAAGTTCATGCCTTTAGGAGTTGAAGTAATCATAACTCTTGATGTACTACCAGATGAAATAGTAGGATAAACAGATGCAAAGAACTCTTCTTGAAGCTCAGGTTGCACAAATGCAAATTCATCTAAATACACAAGACTGAATGAACCACCTCTTATCGATG